CATATGCTTTATCCACGACAATTCCTCATTTTGGCTGTGATAAGTGGTTAATTTGCATTGACGCTGCGCTGTCGCACCTCAAAGAAAACTTCGCCACACTCTCGCAGTGGCCGGCGCCGGTTTCCCGGTCTTCATGTCAGGCTGATTTATGCGTTAAACCGGGCGCCAACCGTAAACTCAGTGATGCTTTCGCTTCCTCTCCCTCACTACGTCGCCGTGGGAGCCAGACCGCATACGCCGTCTTCGCGATGCCTTTAATGCTTCATTGGCTTATCTCCTGTTGTTAATGGGGCCGACATATGTCGCTGGCCCGTGCACCGGTCCGTCGCTCGCATTGCTCCTCGTTGGCTCAGCCCAGGTCAGTTAGGGGTGGCCGCTATTTCAGTTTGCCAGGGATGCGATTGAGTACCCGGTGCGCGACTGCCAGATTGTTAAAGAGCGGGTCAGCGCTTGGCGGTGGGCTGCGTTGTGCTGATGAGAGAAAATTACAATAAAGTTTGTAATAGGTAAACAATAAATATTGTAATTTCATTGGTTTTTTACTCATTTACTTGTTTTTTAAAGTGATTTATTTTCTTGAAGTGATCGTTTAAACAAAGCGCTCAGGCCTTTTGAGCGAAGTTTGAGTTTTGCCGGAATCGAGGTGTGGATAGTGAACAGCAATCATGGCTGAAGTGATTGGCAACATGGTTTTCGAACATAAATTAAACGACGAGAGTCAAAAGTATCTTGGTTGAAGGTTTATCAAATTAGTTGTGAACGGGAAGGGCACTTTAAGGGAGGCAATTCTGATTAGATAAGAGGGATTGACTGTCCACAAAAAGCCCGCGTTAAACGGGCTCTTGTTGTTTTTTCAAAAAAAAGGGTGAAGAGCAAGAGGTAGATTTCTTTGACCTCTAACCGTGCATTAACCGCCAGGCATCCAAGCACCACTCGCGATAAACCAAACCAGAAGCACTACGCCTGCTATGCCGCAGGCAGCTGGGAACAGATAGCCGATCTTCATTTTTACCGCCTGAGTTTTTATTATGAGGGCATCCCTGCCTGTCTTCTCCAGCCCTAACCAGCCCTGATGCTGATCTGTGTTTAAAAATTGCAATACGTAACAGCGCCGTTTTATTTGTTATCGCGCCTGTAAAGAGTCCACTCTTCAATCCGTTCGCCGCCTGGGAGGGTGCAGTAGCCTACCTCTCCAGCGGGTTCCTTAACGATCTCCAGCTTGCCGCCGATTTTCTTGCAGTACACCGAGGCCGGGTTAGCCATGCCAATCATCTTCGGCTGCTCGTTGTGCGCTGCACACGAGGCGATAAGCACTGGTAGTGCGGTAATCAGTATTTTTTTCATTGTTATCCCTTTTAACTGAAGGCCTCTTCCGACCACTAACCCAGAGTCAGACCTAGCAATAAGTTAACGAAGCCAGCCAAAAGCAATGCCAGTCCCGGTATCAGGAAGTTTTTGTCGCGCTTCTTGCGAGCCAGGTAGAACATGGCGAACGCTACGCAAAACATAGGTACTGCTATCTTTGTGTAAACTGACATGCACTTCCTTAACTAAACGTTTCTTCCGTATGCAGGGGGATTATACCAGCCGAAGCTTAGTTTCAATCGCCACACCGATAATCCGGCAGTTACCGTTGATCGGCACCATTGGCCACTGAGGGTTAAGCCCTTTCAGGTACTTTTGGCTACCGTCGATCACCAGCTTTTTGAACGTGGCTTCGTTATCGTCGATCAGCTTTGCAACTACCAGGCTGCCATTCACCGCCTCACGCCCAGTATCGAAAAGCACGAACGTACCTTCCGGGATACTCAAGCCCATCGGTGCGGTCATCGAATCGCCGTCAACTTCCAACCAAAATGACTCACCCTGTACATGTGCGTCTGACTCTAACCAGAGATCGATATCCTTTACCGTATAGGCCTCAATGGCCTCTCCCCAGGCACCTGCCTGGACTTTGCTCAGGACAGGATATTTTCGGCCAGGAGAGTATGGGCGAAAACCAGAAACATTATCGCCCGTCACAACGTCTTTACCATCAAGGAGCCATTCGATCTCGCAGCCGAGAGCTTTCGCCAGCTCAGGGAGGTAGCGGGGACGTTTAGTTTTACCACTCTCCAACTGAACAATCGCTTGTTGAGTTGTGCCGGCTCTTTCTGCCAGTTCTGTTTGCGTTAATCCAAGCTCATTTCTTTTCGCAAGGACACGCGCCGCGATCGTCATTAAGTCACCTCTCAATCCAATCAAGAGATGTTTACAAGAAAAGCTGTAATTGACAAACAAACTATATTGTAATTAATATACAAGAAAGTTTGTCAAAGGAGGCTTTATGCAAACTATCTCGGACCGCCTCAAACAAAAACGGGCGGAGCTCAACCTGACGCAGGCTGAATTAGCCAGTAAGGCTGGAGTTAAACAGCAGTCCATCCAACAGATCGAAGCTGGTTTGACGAAGCGCCCGCGGTTTTTGATTGAGATTGCCCATGCACTGCAGTGTGACCCAGCCTGGCTCCAGCATGGAGTCAAGCAAGGTAATGCTGCCTAAACACTATTTTGAAAACGGAAATTATCAATGGAATCAGTAGCAACAACCAGCAATTCAGTAAATATCACCTGCAAAGCAGAAGCGCTGGAGAGTTATTTTCACAGGGAAGCTATCGCTCGCGGTAACAAACCTCTGGCGCTGGATATGGGGATTCATCCTTCGGGACTAAGCCGCAAAAAGGTTGGGCTGGTTGGCCTGGCCTGCAAGCTGATTTTGCAGCTGGGACTGCCTGCTGGCTGCATCGCGGCGCCGGGATGCGAGCAGAACGTGGTGCTGACCGGTGAAGAGGCGCGGAAGTTGCTTTCGCTGCTGGAGCACATACGGCAACCGGCAGGGGGAACTGGTGGATGACGAGCGTTTCGTTGATACCGATCAGCAATACCACGATCGGCGCGGCGTTGTCGTGCGGGTTACCCGGTATGACCGGCAGGAGCGAAGAATCATTTTTATGCGGCCAGATTACCCGCATCCATGCTGCGTGCCGAAATGGTATTTCGAGAAGTATTTCAGGAAGTTTGAAGGGAAAAGCGAAGGCTGAACAGCGCCAACTGAACAGCCGGGTACCGCATTGCTTTGGTCAAGCGAGGTCAATTATGCGACAGAAACGCCGGAAGATGCAACCAGAAAACACTGTACATAAAGACATGTCCCGGGAGCAGTTAGCCCGGGAGTTTACCCCTGACGCGGCGCACAAGTTGCGCCAGTTACTCGAACAGAATAAGCGTGCGAGGGAAGGGGATGAGTAACACCGCCGAGATCATCAATTTCCGCGCTCGTACAGAGCGTGAGGAGCAGCGCGTGGCCGATACCGATGATGGGTATACCCGGCTGGCTAACATGCTGCTGGAGGAATATGCAGGCGCGGATCTGACGAAGCGCCAATTCAAGGTGCTGCTTGCCATGTTGCGGCTCACTTACGGCTGGAACAAAACTATGGACCGAATCAGTGATTCACAGATTTCGGAGATCGCTCGATTGCCGGTGAAGCGCTGCAATGAGGCGAAGTTGCAACTGGTTGAAATGAATATTCTTATCCAGCAGGGACGTCAGTTTGGTCCCAATAAAAATGTCTCAGAATGGCGCATCCCTCAAAACGAGGGATTATCCCTCAAATCAGGGGAGAAATTATCCCTCAAATTAGGGGGTGGCTATCCCTCAAAACAGGGGGACACCAAAGACATTATTCCAAAGACAATAAAAACAGATCCCCCTAAAGCCCCCAAGGGGGAATTTTCGGAGGAGGTAATCTCACAGGCAAAACAGGTCCTGGAGTATTACAACGAGCTCACAGGAACCACCTGCCGCTCTGCAGAAGCCTTTGCCGTTCTGCTCACACCACGTTCAGCCCGTGCCGCCTACACCGTGGACGACCTGCAGCTGGTGGTGCGCTGGGTGGTGCTGACCTGGAAGCGCCGCAATGGCACGGTTGCTAAGCCGACTAATATCTGCCGGGTGAACCGTTTCGACGGCTACCTTGCTGACGCTGCTGCCTGGGCTTCCAGCTACGTTGAGATTGACTGCGCAGCTGTGGTTGAGGCTTACAACGAGATTGCCGGTGACCGTCTGCCTCTGGCTGAGCTGGACGATGACCGTGAGAAAGCGATCCGTGACCTGGTCACTCACATGACCCACAAAAATATCGATGCGGTTCGGGCTTATTTCAAGGCGTTTGTGACTGAAGCAAGGCCGCATTACTTCGGCGAGAATCCGTCTGGCTGGCGTGCCAACTTCGATTTCCTGATGAAGCCCGACACGCTTCGCAAAGTGCGGGAGCGTGCGCTATGAGCGACCTGTATCTCGAAGCCAGCGTTATCGGCGCACTGTTAAATGCCGGTCTGACACCTGACGCCAGCGACGTGCTGAACACACTGGACCCTGCAGCGTTCACCAATCCGTTTTATTTCAAGCTCTACGGAGAGATTAAGCGTCAGGCCATTCAGCGCAAGATGATCGACGCGCTGCTGGTTGCGGATGCGATGGGTGATGGTCCCGGCGTATTCGCCGACGTGATGGAAACGGCGAAGGTCGTGCCGAGTCCAGCCAACCTGAAGGGCTACGCCAAGAGTCTGGGCGAGAAGTTCATGATCAGCAGTTTCGTGAAGCTCATGGAAGCCAACTACGACAGCATAACCCTGGCGAACAACCACGATCAGGCACTGGAGAACATTCGGGCGTTTACCAGCCAGGTCATGGCCGTTGGTCGCCCCTCTGATGAGGTCGTGCCGGTTCATATCGATGAACTGATGGGTCCTTACGTTGATGTGCTGGAGCGGCGGGTAACCAACGGTGAGGAGTCTGACACGCTGAAAACAGGGATCTCCGAACTGGACGAAATTACTGGCGGCATGAACGATGAAGATTTCGTTGTTGTGGCTGCTCGACCGGGAATGGGGAAAACCGAGTTCGCGCTGAAAGTGGCCGAGGGAGTTGCCTCGAGTGAGCGTGTAATGGGGGATCACAAGGTTCGCCGCGGTGTGCTGATTTTCACCATGGAAATGAGCAACCAGCAGGTGATTGAGCGTCAGATCGCCGGCGCGTCGAACATGCCGGTATCCAGCCTGCGCAAGCCGTCCCGTATGCACGACGAGGATTGGGGTCGGGTTTCGATGGGGATTCAGCGTCTGACAGGCCTTGATGTCTGGCTCGTCGATGCGGCAAACCTGACCATTGAGCAGATCCGCTCTATCGCAGAACGCCACAAGCGCAAGTTCCCCGGCCTGTCGCTGATCCTTGTCGATTATCTGGGCCTGATTAAAAAGCCTCGAGCAGAACGTAACGACCTGGCGATCGCAGTTATCTCCGGTGGCCTGAAGAACATGGCTAAGGAACTGAAAACGCCGGTTCTGTCGCTCAGCCAGCTGTCACGTGACGTTGAGAAGCGCCCGAACAAACGTCCGGTAAATGCGGATCTGCGCGACGGCGGCAGCATTGAGCAGGATGCAGACAGCATCATCATGCTGTACCGCGATGCCGTCTACAACGAGAACAGCCTGGCGGCGCGCTTCGCCGAAATCATCGTAACGAAGAACCGTTTCGGCGAGCTGGGGACCGTGTACCAGGAGTTCCGCAACGGCCATTTCCACGACACCAACCAGGATGAGGCGCGGCGCATCTGCACCGAGAAGGCTTCAGCCGGACAGCGACAGAGGGAGTTCTGATGCAGGTCTATGACATCTGTCCGTTGCCGAAACCCCGCATGACGCAGAGAGACCGTTGGGCTAAACGCCCGGTGGTTCTCCGGTACCGCGCTTACTGCGACGAGGTGCGATTAAAGCGCCTGCAGCTGCCGGTCAGCGGCTGCCACGTTACTTTCGTGCTGCCAATGCCAGCCAGCTGGAGCAAGAAAAAGCGCAGCGCCAGTATTGGTCAGCCGCATCAGCAAAAACCGGACGTGGACAACCTGATGAAAGCGCTGATGGATGCCTTGTTTGCCGATGACAGCAGCGTGTGGGATTTCCGCGTATCAAAAATATGGGGCGAAACCGGCAGTATCCGGATCGCCAGCATCGCGCCGTCGGCGCACCAGTCAGGAGAATAAAACGTGAAAGGACTGACCGAGATCCAGAAAAACATGTGCCGCTTTATCCGGCAGTACGCTGCTGAGAATGGCTGCGCGCCAACACGTGTGGAGATAGCCACTCACTTTGGCTGGAAGTCCGCTAACGCCGCTGAAGCGCACATTAAAGCGCTGGTGAAAAAGGGCGCGCTCTACAGTAAGCCGCGCTGCTCGCGTGCGCTGAAAGTGCTGGTGGACGTTTAACACCTGGCCGCTGGCCACCTGCCGTACCGGATAACAAGAACATACCAGAGGGGATACACGTGAGAATCGAAGCCGCATTAAAACATTTCAGCCCGAAAACGATGATGATCACCGACAGCCCCGGCGCTACCAGCTCGGAGAATATCGACGGCACACACGTCATGGCCGCGATCGGCATGTGCCAGGCTAAAGCTGCTTTCGGCATGAGTGCGTATCTGGGAAAAGCAGGTATCAGTCAGCAGGATCGGGATAAGGCAGTGCAGCACCTGCTGGCGTATGCCCGCAAAACCGCGCCTGCGCTTCTCAGGAAGGCCGCAGCAGGAAAATTGAGTCAGTGTCTTTTTGTACTGGCTAAATTCGCCTATGACGATTACGCGCGTTCTGCTGCCGATACGCATGATTGTCCTGACTGCGTAGGCAGGGGAGTGACTAACACGCTGGCCAGAGTGATGACGCATCCCGGTTGTGGAGAAAAAACGGCTCCAACGTATCAGATGCAACTGGTGGAAAATCAGTGTGTGACATGTCACGGAAAGGGAAAGTTGTCAGCGCGCTGCCGTTGCGGCGGTTCCGGCAAGGTCCGGGATCTGAAGCGGTCGAAACTGCTCGGCGTGCCAGTTGAGAAGGATTGCGATCGATGTGATGGGCTGGGCTTCAGGCGGCAGCCTTCGACGGTTGCGTTTAAAGCGATCCGGGCGTTGGTGCCTGAACTGACGCAATCGTCATGGTCGCGTAACTGGAAGCCATTCTATGACGGGCTGATCGTTAAATGCGAAGCTGAGGAAAGCCAGGCTGATTCGATTTTCAATAAAGTGACGCGATAATACGAATTTATGCATCGAAAGTGGTTGCATTTTGCATAACTTTGACCAATTATATCTCTCATCGTGGGATTTCAATGCCCACAGGTACTTAAACGAATTCAGAGGCTGCGCAAATGCGGGGCATTTTTATTAGCTTTTTTCTGTCAATCTACTATCTTCAAGTTGATGACAACTCTATGCGCCTCCCGTCCGAAGGAGTGACATTTAATCAATGATGATATACAGGCGCACCAAATCTTAGGCTCTGCTAGTGCAGGGCCTTTTTTTAGTGCTAAATTTTGAGTCTCTCCTGCCGTAATGGCGATTCATCTCTGATTAATCTGAATCTATAAAGGATACATACCCAGAACAGAGCTCGGCTTTGACTCTGATTTTATCTTGTTTAGAATCGTGCAGGTTACGGTGAATCCCCCTAAGCGGAGGGGCTAAGACAGGTCAACATATCCTGTTGCCAGGAAGCGAATCAGGTTCTGTCTTTTCTGATTTACCGGGAGGCACCCGGCACTGAAACTTCATGATGTCACAATTTTCAGCAACTAAATCAAGGCTCACTTCGGTGGGCCTTTCTTGCATCTTGCAAGCATGATTAGTGCAAGAAGTAATGACTTTCGTAAGCAGTAACGGTTTGAATTTCCTATGGTAAAGGCTTAATAGTTCTTCGTGGGCTGTATAATTTCCCACCAAACATTATGAAGCCTCCATTGATCCATTGTGTAACTTGTTGGGGGCGTACTCCCACATATCGAGCGAATTCTGCCTGGTTACCAGAAAAATAAATGTCGATGTATTGTTGTAAGTTCATTTTTAAATTTCCTCTTAATTGATTTCTAAGAATCATTAATAATAATTTTAATTAAAAGTATCATTGTCTCTTTGGGTTATTTGAAAATCCATTCACAAACAAGTACATCAACCTTAGAACAGCATAGCTATAACTTAAAGTTTTTCACTTTATGTCATTCCTTTTTCATCCTCCTAATTGAACAGCGCCACGGCAATGCCGGAGGTGAGAGATATGCGTATGCCTAACAATCCCCACAACTGGGCTGAGTTCAGTGAAATCATTGCCGCGTGGTGGCGCGGAGATACGCCGGTTGGCTCAGTTCTACTGGCGTTTGTAATGGCCGTCTTGCGTATTGCCTACACCGGCGGCGGCTGGAAAAAAATGGTGTTAGAGGGATTGCTTTGCGGTGCTCTGACTTTGAGCGTTGCCTCTGGCCTTGAATATCTGGAGCTTTCACGCTCCCTGTCGATCGCCATTGGTGGCGGTATCGGCTTTATCGGAGTGGAGCAGTTCAGAAAGCTTCTTCTCGCCATCCTGAATACCCGCTTCGGAAACTCTCCAAGGGCATAACAATGAACCAATCACAATTTCAACGGGCGGCTGGCATCAGCGCCGGGTTAGCTGCGCGCTGGTTTCCGCACATTGATGCCGCAATGGCCGAGTTTGGCATCAACAGCCCAATAGCTAAGGCGATGTTTATTGCTCAGGTTGGCCATGAGTCTAACGGCTTCAGCGCTACACGTGAGAGCTTTAATTACAGCGTACAGGCTCTGATTGTCACGTTTGTACCGAAGCGCCTTACAAAAGACCAGGCGCTGAAGCTTGGCAGAAAGCCGGGTGAAAGTGCTTTACCCATTGAACGGCAGAAGGCGATCGCAAATCTGGTGTACCAGAAGCGATTCGGCAACAACCTGCCGGGTGATGGCTGGAAGTATCGCGGTGGAGGACTCATTCAGACCACGTTCCTTGATAACTACCGTACAACCGGCAACGCCATAAAGGTTGATCTCGTCAGCCAGCCTGAACTGCTTGAACTGGAGCAGAACGCTGCTCGTAGCGCGGCATGGTTCTTTGTTTCTAAAGGCTGCATGAACTGGTTGCACAGTATCGAAAACGTAACCCGAATTATTAATGGCGGGACTAACGGCCTTGATGACCGCAAAGCCCGCTACACCCTGGCAAAAAGCATTCTCGTATAAGGAGTCTTATGAACTACCTGATTAATCGCCTGAAAGAGGCATCTACCTGGCGCGGCATTATTCTCGTTTTTGCAGGGGTTTTTGGCTGGCAGATGCCGCCTGGTATTCAGGAAACGGTCATTGCCGGTGGTGTGGCACTGGCTGGTGTGGTCGGTGCTGTGGTGCCAGATACCGTGAAAAAGTGAGCTCAGGCCAATAATTAAAATTGGCCTGATAAATTAATTACTGAGTGCTTTTCTGAATCGCTTTACCGCCTGCTGAGATATCTTCTCCGACTCCGCGAGTGGTGTTGCAGGCAGTCAATACAGAAGAAAGAACAATGACAGAGAGGATGGATAAGACGAATTTTTTCATCTGAACTTCCTTTTAACGATTGTTGAATAACCGGAATTTGGTCCTAGTTTCAAGGGTGTCAGACCTCATTAATCAATTATGAAAGGTTGATAAATGGGGGACGCCTTATGGATTTACCGGAAGATGAGCTATCTGAAAAAAATTAAGTACTTCGCTGTTGTATCTGAAAAAAAACCGCGTCAGGTAAGGGGTGAAAACTCTGACGCGGTACTTTCAAAGAAAACAACAATAACGAATTCCAGATAGACAAGATAAGTAATAGCGGATAATTCTCACATTTCCAGCTACATATGAAATATTTTGAAAAATATTTCCAAGCCCAGCCTGCCGAGGTATCTATGACCGAAATTACAACCGAACAGACTAACCAGCTGGAGCTGCTGCAGACGCTGAACTATGACACTGCCGCGGCTAAAGTGGCTGTTGCCTTTATCCAGAACGATGCGTTCAAGCACCGCCTGTTCATCAACCAGTTCAGCCGTGCTTACTCCGAGAGCGATTATGTGGCGCGTGCGACCAAAGCCGTGCAGGAGTCAGTGGAAGCGCTGGCCGTGCTGAACGACACCGACACCGCAACCGAATAACCCCTCCGGGCGGGCGCAGGCCGTCGCCGTCTTTCTGTGTCAGCATCGATCTGTGAGTCCTGACAGTTAGCGCACAGAGAGAATCAAAAACGCCAATACCGTGTTACTCCTGACTCCACGCAGGGGCGTTCACTCATGGTCGCCAGTCGCTGCGATGGTAGATGAAAGCGATTTTACAAAGTTCTGCAAATGGTGCTGATTAAGCGCCATTGCCAGAGTTTTGTGGATGTTTCGTCAGAGGCCGGTTAACTGTATCGCCGGGTTTATATCAACTGAACCAGCAGGAAACTCTGAATGGCTATTGGAATACTGACCTACAAAGTAACGCTACGGCGTTTTATGAAGCCGATCCTCATTATCGGAGCACTGACTAAATGGGACTGGCTTGTAAATTTATGCTTCAAAATGGAACTAATCCGCGAAGGCGAAGAGGTCACTCTGCATGGCGATAAGCGATAGCGATCTGGAAAGACCAGCGCCACCCGCCAGCCTGCTTAACGAGTTCCACCCATACATCCGGCTGCTCCCCGCACCAGAAATCGGTGAATGGGTACAAAACCACATTCTTTCTGCTGACGGCTACCTGCATAACCCTGACCACGGGCACCTGATTGACGCTGATATCCGCTTCCTGTGGGCTGCTAATGGCTTCACGAAGAAGGGCCGCGTTGTTCTGGGCCAGGCCGAATCAGTGATGATGCGTGCCGGTGGTTGGCAGAAGGCCCGCATGGAACAGCAGATGTATGAGTGGTTCGGCGAAGTGCCGAAGTTCATCATCACCCTGGCTGCTGACTTTTGCGCTCAGTGCACGGATCTGGAGTTCTGCGCGCTGGTTGAGCATGAGCTGTACCACATCGCGCAGCAGGTTGATGAGTTCGGCGCGCCTGCATTCACCCGTGACGGTGAGCCAAAGCTGACCATGCGCGGGCATGACGTGGAAGAGTTCATCGGCGTGGTGAGGCGCTACGGTGCCAGTGACGATGTGCAACAGCTGATCGACTCCGCAGCGGAGCGGCCGGAGGTAGCGAAATTAGACATAGCCAGGGCGTGCGGCACTTGCCTCATGAAACTGGCGTGATTACCTGGACTGACCTGGACGGATGGTGAATTATGGCGGCGCTTAAAAATGACGTAAAAGCGTACATAGTTCAATCGCTTGCGTGCTTCGACAGCCCCTCTCAGGTGGTAGAGTCTGTCCAGGTGGAATTTCGGGTGAAAGTGACCCGGCAGCAGGTCGAATCCTACGACCCGACGAAGGCCAGCGGCAAAGCGCTCGCGGCGCGCTGGGTCGACATGTTCAACGCCACCCGCGCCCGTTTCCAGAACGAAATCGCCGATATCCCGATCGCCAACAAAGCCTACCGGCTGCGCGTGCTCGACCGCATGGCAACGCGTGCGGAGGGCATGAAGAACCTCGCGATGACCGCCCAGCTGATGGAACAGGCGGCTAAAGAGGTGGGGGACGCGTACAGCAATAAACAGAAGGTGGAGCATACCAGCCCTGACGGCACCATGACCCCGAGGCCGACAACAATTCGACTGATAGGGGTAGAGCCAAAAGATGGAAAGCCAGGTTGATCTGCCTATCCCCGCAAAGCTGGTACCGGTATTTGCTACCGAAGGCGTGCGCTATCGCGGCGCATTTGGTGGACGTGGCTCGGCGAAGACCCGCACCTTTGCCCTGATGAGTGCGGTCAAAGCGTATCAGGCCGCAGAGAGCGGGCTGAGCGGCGTGATCCTCTGCGCCCGCGAGTATATGAACTCGCTGGAAGAATCCTCGATGGAGGAAATAAAGCAGGCGATCCGTTCGGTCCCCTGGCTCGATGACTATTTCGACATCGGCGAGAAGTACATCAGAACCAAAAATCGTCGGGTTGGTTATGTGTTCTGTGGCCTGCGGCATAACCTCGACAGCATCAAATCCAAAGCGCGGATTCTCGTCGCATGGGTTGATGAGGCCGAATCCGTTTCCGCCACGGCATGGAAGAAGCTACGCCCAACCGTGCGTGAGAAAGGCTCAGAAATCTGGGTAACCTGGAACCCGGAAAAAGATGGCAGTGCCACCGACAAGCTATTCAGGAAGAACCCGCCGCAAAGCTCGATGGTTGTCGAGATGAACTACGGTGATAATCCATGGTTCCCTGACGTGCTCGAAGAAGAGCGACAGGAAGACCTGAGAAACCTCGATTACGCCGATTACGCGTGGATCTGGGAAGGTGCTTACCTCGAAAACTCCGATAAGCAGGTGCTGGCCAATCGCTACGTGGTTCAGGACTTTGCTTCCGACCTCTGGCAAAAAGCAGATCGCCTGCTGTTTGGCGCTGACTTCGGTTTCGCCAAAGACCCCAGCACACTGTTGCGCATGTTCATCCTCGATAACAGCCTGTACATCGAGTACGAGGCCTACGGGACTGGCGTTGAGCTGGATGATATGTGGAAGTTTTACGCTGGCAAGGAAGAGGCCAGGCCTAAGCAACTGGAGGAATGGAAGGTCACTGACGAAGCGAAATACCCCGGCATTCCTCAGTCCCGCAGATGGCCTATTAAGGCTGACAACTCGCGGCCAGAGACGATAAGCCACATTAAGAGTCAGGGGTTCAATATTGCTTCCGCTCAGAAGTGGCAGGGAAGCGTCGAAGACGGTATTACCTGCCTGCGCGGCTTTAAGCAGATCGTCATCCACACCCGCTGCAAAGAGACAGCCAAAGAGGCCCGGCTCTATTCGTACAAAACTGACCGCATCACCGGTGAGGTGCTCCCTGTCATTGAGGATAAGCACAACCACTGCTGGGACGCCGCTCGTTATGGCCTCGATGGCTATATCAAGCACAAGCCACAGTCAGCAGGGATGATGATTCCAAAGCGCCTGCGTGGCAGGTAAAACAAATTCACTGGAAACAGCATGAACAAAAACCTTCAACTGGCCGTCAACCATGCGTTGAACGACGCCCGGATGGCTCGCGCCCGCTTGGGAATGCTGTCACCGACCATGGGTCTGGATTCGAAGCGCAGCAGTGCCTGGTGTGAGTACGGATTTAAAGAGGATATCTGCTTCGATGATCTGTACAGCCTGTTCCGGCGTGGTGGTATTGCGCATGGTGCTGTGCGGAAGCTGGCCGGTGCATGCTGGCAGACCAACCCGGAGATTATCGAAGGAGAGGAGAAGGATGAAACCAGCGCAGTGACGGCCTGGGAGCGTAAGGCCAAAGCCGTATTTACTCACCGATTCTGGCGTGCCTTCGCTGAGGCTGATATGCGCAGGCTGGTCGGTCGCTACTCCGGCATTCTGCTGCATATTCGAGACAACAAAGACTGGAACCAGGCTGCCACACGTGGCGCAGGTCTGGAGAAAATCACTGTAGCCTGGGCTGGCGCATTAACCGTCAAGGTGTGGGACAACGGGCTTAACTCGCGAACGTACGGCCAGCCTAAAATCTGGGAGTACGTGGAGCACTCGCCTGGCGGCCAGCAGCGCAGGGTAGATGTTCATCCAGACCGTGTATTTATCCTCGGTGATTATACCGACGATGCGATCGGCTTCCTGGAGCCAGCCTATAACGCCTTCGTCAGCCTGGAAAAGGTTGAGGGCGGGTCCGGGGAATCCTTCCTGAAGAACGCAGCGCGCCAGCTCAATATCAACTTTGAGAAAGAGATCGACTTCGGCAACCTCGCGTCACTTTATGGCGTGAGCGTTGAGGAACTGCAGGACAAGTTCAACGAAACCGCCGTGGAAGTGAACCGGGGTAACGACGTCACGCTGACAACTCAGGGAGCAACGGTAACACCGCTGGTAACTTCCGTTGCCGATCCAGGGCCGACCTATAACGTGAACCTGCAGACTGCTGCCGCCGCGCTGGACATCCCGACAAAGATACTGGTCGGCATGCAGACGGGTGAGCGCGCGAGCACCGAAGACCAGCGTTATTTTAATGCGCGCTGCCAGTCTCGCCGCGGTGACCTGTCGTTTGATATCGAGGACTTCTGCGACAAGCTGGCCGATCTGAAAATTATCGATGCAGTGGCTCATAAGGCCGTGGTTTGGGATGACCTTAACGCGCAAACAGCATCGGAAAAGCTTGATAGCGCCCTGAAGATGGCACAGATCAACACGGCACTGGTCGCAACCGGAGAGCAGGCATTTAGTGGTGAAGAGATTCGGGTGGCAGCTGGTTATGAAGGTTCGCCGGAGCCGTTAGGAGAAACGGATGATGAAGAAGACACCGAAACCACCAATACTACCGGGAAACAATAAAGACCCGACCGGAGTAGATTGGCTGGAGCGAGGGGCAATGAAAGAGTTTGCCCGACGCATGAAGAAAATCGGCTCCGCTTACGCCGAAGCACTCGAACGATTCCCTGCAACACTCGCAGTAAACGCCCGCTACGAATACCAGCTCGATCCCATTCTACTGACGATGGTCCTTAATGACGCCAGCCTGTTGGTCGATTCTGTGCTGCTGGACGGTGACCAGAACAATCTCTGGTTCACTGAAGCCTATGTTGAACCAGCAGCAACGCGTGGCACTGCGCAGGCATGGACAAACCTGAGTCAGCAATCAGCAGTGTATGCGGCCAGCACAGAGTCATTTCAGGCTCTCCTTCTTACTACAGCCTATCAGCGCCGCATGTCTCTGGTTTATGCCCGGGCGTTTGAAGAAATGAAAGGCCTGGCGGCAGACACTAAGCGCAACATGGCGCGCGTACTGACCGATGGGATCGGGAGGGGCCTGAATCCTCGCGAAGTGGCTCGCAACCTGCGCAACCAGGTGGGGATAGAAACTCGCCGGGCTAACACCATTGCCCGTACTGAAATTACCGGCGCACTGCGCCGTGCCCGATGGGATGAAGCTACCGATGCACGCGATGTGCTCGGCCTGCGGATCATGCTCCTGCATTACTCAGCACTAAGCCCCACAACCCGTCAGAGCCATGCCATCCGCCATGCTCATCTCTACACCGTCGAAGCGGTGCGGGAGTGGTACTCAACAGGTGCAAACGCCATTAACTGCAAATGCTCGCAGGTGGAGACGCTGGTTGACGAGAAAGGGAATCCGCTCAATCCGAAGGTGATCGAGCTGTCCCGTAAAGAGTTCGAAATCCAGTGGCAAAAACTGGCCGCCAACAAATCACTATGTCATTGCTGCGCAAAGGCAGCCTGAGGTTAAACCATGCCAATGCAAGTCAACGTCACCACGCGGGTGAATAGTCAGTCTATTCGCCGTGAGGTTTATAACGGTCGCGATCACATCGTTATCCCAAGCTATACGCTGCCGGCTAACGTCATCATGAACAACGAACTTTATCCGGACTCGGAGATAGACGCCCATTATCAGGGGCTGGAAGGCACGCTTGCGCCACTTGGACATCCGACGGTGAACGGACAGTTTGTTTCTGCCTTCTCTCCGGAGGGTATCAACGTTGGCTATGCCGGTGCCTGGAACCGCAACGTGAAGAAGTCGGGCAACCGCATTTACGTTGAGAAGTGGGTGGATGTGCTGAAAGCCAATGAAAGCGCTGGCGGCCGGGAGCTTATAGAGCGAGTGGAAGCTATTGAGCGTGGTGAAGATGTTCCGCCGATCCATACCAGTGTTGCTGTGTTCCGTGATCAGCTTCCGGCCAGCGCCGAACAGAAAGCAATGGGAGCTGAGTTCGTAGTGAAGATCCACGCGATGGATCATGACGCAATTCTGTTGCACGAAGTAGGCGCTGCGACACCTGAGCAGGGAGTGGGCCTGATGGTGAATGCCGATCTGGCCAGGCCGTTGCAGGTTAACTCTGGCGTGCTGGTGGGTGAGTCCTACCGCGAGCGTGAAAGACGCCTCGAAAAAGCAGCGCGCGACCAGTTCGCGACCGGACCGGACGATTATGCCTGGGTGGCTGATTTCACCGACTCGCAGGCGATCATTATTCGTAACGGGGGAGATGCACAGGTCTTCGGCTACACCTCTGATGGCGGAAAAATTACGTTTGAAGCCGATGGCACAAAGGTTACCCGTCAGGAGTCCTGGGTGGCGATTGCTGCTAACAAGTTCAAATCCTTTTTTACTCTGCAGGATGCCCCTGCAACAAACCACCGAACGGAGGGCGAGATGCCTTTAACTACTGAAGAGAAACAAGAGCTGATCACGGAAATCGGTAAAGGCCTGGCCGCCAATCTCGCTGACGCGCTGAAACCGGTAACCGAGCAAATTCAGCAACTGCAGACTAATCAGACGCAGATCACCGATGCGCTCACAGCCAATACTCGCGCTGAAGAGACAACCAAGCGTACTGCCGTTGCTGCTGTTCATGGTGAGATCGTGGCAAATGCGCTGTCCGGTGAAGCGCTAGATGCCATGTTTAAGTCACTGGGCGCTGCCACACCGCTGGGGGCTAATTCCGCAACCAACCCGGCACCTACTGGTGCACCTGACTACAAAACCTACTTTAACGGAGGTGCCGCATAATGGCCCGTTATCGCCGAGTAAATATTGACGGCCAGTCCCTTTATAAGACTGAAACCCGCGTGGCCGTCGCTGCAATTCTTCCTGGTACAGCAGCTGTGATCAACAGCAGTGACCAGTTCGCGCAGGCCACAGCTGCAGCTGGTCGCCTGTACATCATCGATGTCGCTTATCACCAGGGGCTTAAAATCACCGAACCTGTGCCAGCGGGTGATTCTGCTGTTGGGAATTATGTCGAAGAGGGACGCGAACTGGCGCTCCTCTGCGTGCCCGGCATCTACAAGAAGGACAGCCCGATCAAGCTCGGCTCAAATGGCCAGTTCACGCTGGCTACCTCTGACACCGATACGGTGATTGGTTACAGCCAGGACGAAGCGACGATCGCTGCCAGCACCACCGACTTTATCCGCGTGCGTATGCGCGTCGGTACCGTAGCCTCAGGCGCGTAATCAGGAGAATACAATGTACTTTACCGCTGAAACACTGGCTGCAAACAGCCGCCTGCGCGCCCACTGGGGCGAACTGTGGGCCAACCGCGATATCTTCAATACCCAGCATAACTTGATGGTCAATGCTTACCGTAGTGGCATGACGCCTGAAATGCTGGCGGCGAACGCCGTAGGGGGCTTTACTCGCGAGTTCTGGGCCGAGATTGACCGCCAGGTCATCCAGATGCGCGATCAGGAAGTCGGGATGGAAATCATCAATGACCTGATGGCGGTGCAAACCGTGCTGTCGATCGGCAAAACGGCAAAGCTCTACACCGTAGCCGGCGATATCGCCGATGATGTTTCGGTGAGCATTGACGGTCAGGCGCCGTACTCCTTCGACCACACCGACTATGACAGCGACGGTGATCCGATTCCGGTTTACACCGCGGGATACGGTGTGAACTGGCGTCATGCAGCAGGACTCAGTTCTGTGGGCATTGATGCCGCGCTCGACGCGCAATCCGCGAAGATGCGCAAATTCCACAAACGCCGCGTAAAAGGCTATCTGGACGGTAATGCCACAGTGTCAGTTGATGGCCTCAAGTCTCAGGGTATCCGCACACACCGCAACACGGCCAAGATCAACCTCGGTTCAGGTGCCGGTGGCGTTAACATCAACCTGACTACTGCCACCCCGGCTCAGTTACTGGCTTTCTTTGGCCCGACCGGCGCTTTCGGCCTGACTGCGCGCGCGAACAAAGTCACGGTCTACGATGTGCTTTGGGTCAGCGACGAAATCTGGGCAAATATGGCTAAGCCATACCTGATTGAAGTCGGCGGTGGTACAAATGCGATGGTGAGCGGCACTGTGCTGGATGCTATTTCGAAGTTCATTCCGGCAAAAGAAATCAAGCCGACCTACGCGCTAACCGGTAATGAATTCTTCGCTTACCAGCGCCGACAGGACGTGATCACCCCGCTGGTTGGTATGGCCGTTGGCGTTGTTCCGCTGCCTCGTCTGATGCCGCAGAGCAACTACAATTTCCAGATCATGTCTGCTGAAGGTCTGCAGATCAAGAAGGACGGCGAAGGTCTGTCCGGCGTGGTCTACGGCGCTAACCTGGCATAAGGGGAAAATCATGACTGAAAAATACCAGGTAACGAAGGCGTGGCATGGCGTGGCTGTTGGAGATGTTGTGGAACTGGAGAAGCTCCACCCGTCACTCAAGTCCCACGTGCTTAAGCTGTCCGATAACGCTGTATCCGGTTTTGCTCCTGCCACGCCGGACGGGACGAGCGAGAAGCAGGCCCGTAAACTGGCCATCGCCAATCGCCTGACTGAACTCGGGATTGAGTTCAAAGGCAACTTGGGAGCTGAGAAGCTCGCGGAGCTGCTGCCGGATGGTGAGCTGGAAAAGCTTTTCCCCACTGAATAATGACCGCCGCCCTGGCGGTTTTTTATGCCCTGTTTCGGCAGGGCTGCGAGGTTTTCATGGTCACCCAGGAACAGGCAAAACAGTATCTGGAGAGCCAGGGCATTACTTTGCCTGACTTCATTCTTGGCGCGCTGGTTGAGCAGGCAAACGGTATTCAGGAGTGTCTGGATGCTCACTATTCGCCAGCTACAGCGCTACTTATCCAGATGTACCTGCTCGGTCTCATGGGGCTGGGGCAGGGAGATAAGTACATAAGCTCGCAGTCAGCACCTTCCGGCGCATCCCGTTCATTTCGTTATGGCTCGTTTGCCGATCGCTGGAAAGGCTCGCTGGGGTTGTTGCGTGGCCTGGATAAAAAGGGGTGTGCAACAAGCCTCATCCCTGCGGACCCGACTCAACAGGCTTTTGCTGGCATCTGGATCGGCAAAGGTGGCTGCATGTGTGGAGGTAAGTAATGTCCGAACCGAAAGACGAGCCGGAAGAAAATCCGGACTGCGAGAAGTGCCCGGACTGCCCCGGCTGCCCGGATCAGCATCTGGAGTATCCATTGTGAGCAGCGCAGCCAACTGGAGCTACACCGCGACCGCGACAATCTGGCGGCGCATACGCGATGCTGACGGTAGCGATACCGACGGCGGAGGTCAGCCGTACGGATGGGAAACGCCGGTTGCTGTAATGATGGACTACCAGGGCGGTCTCTCAGCAAAGATCGGTGATATTGGCCGGGAAATTGTGGTCAAGAATACGATTTGGACGGAGTACGCAGAGGCCAGACAGGGGGATTACATCCTGATCGGGGCATCATCAGCATCAGTACCGCCTGAAGAGGCCGACGAGATAAGGCAGGTGATTCGCTTCGCTGATACGTTCGAACGAATTGCCGATGATTTTGCACTGATTACCGGAGTCTGATTATGGGCGCTAAAGTTCGCGGTATCCGCGAGGCTAAAGCTAACCTCGATCGCATTATCAAGGGCGTTCAGGGGCGAAAGGTTGTTCGTGCGTTGCAGTCGGCAATGCTTATTGGCAGCTCACAGGCGGCGCTTTATACGCCGATTGACACTTCAACGCTCATCAACAGCCAGTTCCGGGAAATCACTGCTAACGGCGTCAGAGTGACCGGTCGTGTTGGTTATACGGCGTCTTATGCAGTCTTTGTTCACGATCCGGAAGTGAAACAGAACTTCAGGCGCTCGACCGCGCAGAAAGAGTTCTTAAAGAAAGGCTTCGAAGACACCCGCAGCCTGATCGACGCGGCGGTTAAGAAGGAGCTGAAGCTATGACACCGGCGATGTATATGCGCCTGAAAGACCTTTTTGTCGCCGAAGGGCTCACTGCCGGCTTTAAGGTGCAATGGCGACAATGGCGGGACTCAGGCAAAGATGCCGATCAGTTCATCGTATTCCGGCCATCGGGCGGTACCAATCTCGAGTACGACCGCGGCGGCGACTGGTATGTGATGGTCGATGTTATCGCGTCCAAATCGAATCCTGATGCCGCAGATACAGCGGTCAACGCCATTGTTTCCTATATCAGCGCGCAGATCGATGCTGACGACTGTGTTGGTGCGCTCAGCCTTGTTGGCAGCATTCCGTCAGCCATACCCACTGAGGAGGGCCGGTTAGTTACCCGGCTGCTCGTCTCATGCACATACGGCGAATAATCGCCAGAATCAACCATCAGGCTGCCATCTGGCGGCCTTTTTTATTTGAGAGGTACACATGCAGGGCTGCCAGAATGACACCGGTAAGCTGATCGGGAAAACAGCGGTACTCCGCATGGCTTATGGCTGTGCTGATACTGTTCCGGCTCTTTCCGAATGGAAGCGCCTGGGCGCGCTAACCACTAAAGGTTTTGACTACTCCATGAATACCGTCACCTCTGAGGCTGACGATACGAAAGGTCTGGTTGAGAACCTGGTCAACAATATGGACTTCACTATTTCTGGTGAAGGTGAGTTCCGCAAGAAAGACAAGGGGACGGAAGTCGGTGCCATCGCTATTTCGAAGTACATTTTCGATGAAGTGCAGGCTGGCCGGCAGCCGACCCTCTGGGTCCGTTTCGACTTCGTTGGTGAAGATGCCGGAACCTACATCATGGGGTATTTCAACACTACTTCATGGTCTGGCGATTTCGGAACATCCGACATTTCCACCTTCTCCGGTGAGTGGAAGGTCTACGATGCTGACACCGTCGTGTTTGAGGTGGCAGGCCCGGCGCTGGCGTTCACCACGAATCTGACGGCAACTAAAAGTGTTGCGGCCGGATCGGCTCTGAATATGCCAGTGGTGGTGGCGGGCGGTACGGCGCCTTATACCTACGTCTGGAAGAAAGACGGAGCGGTTATCAGCGGACAAACGACGGCCACGTTTAACAAGGCCAGTGCTGTGTCTGGCGATGCAGGCGTTTACACCTGCGAAGTCACTGACTCTTCAGCTTCACCGGTGAAAATCACTTCTGCCGCCTGTACTGTCACCATCAGCTAACTGCCCGATACCGCGTGAGCAGTACAAAGGGCGTTCCGGCGCCCTTGATACTGTTTATGGAGCAACTATGAATCCGATTAAAGAGTTAGGCGAATGCGTGATCGGTACCGATGACCGGGATTACTTTTTTCGTCCGTCATTTCGCAATATGGCGCGTATTGGTGAGCCGGCTGAAATCGTCCAGGCTTTCTATGACCTGTGCAACGATGAGGTCACGCCATTACTTCATCGTGCCGCCCAGGCCTATATCCGCGACGATTACAGCAGCCTGCCTGACTGTGTACAGCGCTTTATCCAGAGTGGATTATTAAATCGCAGGGCTATCATGGCCGCTCATACCGTTCTGACCGCGTGCTGCGACGATGATATCGGGGAGTTGGTCGGATGGATGAGGCCAGGGAAGACGGGAAAGCGCGGATTTGTCTGGCGGCCCGGTAGCATGCCGCCAGAAAACATGGTTATCGTCGCGCAAAACCTGATGATGCACGGCATCGTCGGCAAAGCGAAGGTGCGCAAACTGCAGCGCTATGAGTCAAATGATACCACTGCTGAGTTTCGTGGTGCCGAGTACATCATGGCGGCGCGTAATCACTTTGGCATCAGTCGGGGCGAGGCTGAGAATCTCACGATGACTGAGTTTGCCATGATGATTAACGTCAAATACCCGAACCAGAAAGGCTTTACCCGGGAAGAGTACGACGAAGTCATGGATGAAGACGATCGCCGCTGGCAGGCAATGATGGCGCAGGAACAGGGCTGACGTCGGATGATATTTTGCTCGCAAATCGAAAATGAGAGCGAAAACAAGTGAAAAAAATACAGCTAGCTAATAGTGATGACGTCAGTTAATCTCCAATGGTTCCTAAAGGGTTCCAAAAAAAATCACATTTAGATATGATTTAATTGAGAATTATAAGGAGTTGGTTGCTTTTTCTTTGGTTTTTCTGATCATTTTCGGAGATTTTTTTGAAAATAACCAATAAACACTACGGGAACCTGATGCTCTCAACCGATCTTGAGATGGCCGGTCTACTATCGGGTGATCTTATAGTCTCTTATGGTTGTACAGCACTTGTTAGTGGCATTGTAGCCGGAAGAATCTTTGTTGAGTCTGGAGGAAGACTTTTACTTAATGGCTCAGCTTTGAACGGGATTACTAACAGAGGTGGTATTGTAGAAATATATGGTGTTGTGGATGGTGGAATCGAAGAAATTTCTGGTGAAACAGTGATTAGTTCGCGAGCTGTTGTACGCTAGCAATTTGATGATTTGTTCAGGTGCTCGGAAATGAGCATGCTTCCCATTGCGCCGCTTCCCCGCTACGATCTGGTGACTTGTTACTAATGGGGATAGGGATGTGAAAAAAATCTTGCTGGTAATTTCTTTTTTGTTGGCGTGTAACACTGCAACAGCATCAGATAAAATGACTGAAAAGAACAAAAAATGGCTATTAACTCAACCCGGAGTATCTGAGATAGGGTGCAACTCTTTTGAAGATAGCACATACTCTTTCACTAAGAGAGATGGATTCTATATAAAAGAATCATCCTTCAAGAAGCCAAAGCTTTTTGAAGATAGTAAACTTGTGTGTGATCTATGGGCTGATATGGATGATCGGGAAAAGCCCACGCTTTATGTCATTGAAGAAGCAAAAATAGATGATGTTAAAGTTAAATTATTTCAAAGTGGCGGCTCTGGTACAGTAGGAAGAGAGTATAGTGACAAGGCATCATGGCAATTTGGTTGTAAGACTGACTCTATGACCGATGAGTATAATTGCCATATTTATCAGAAGCACCTTTATATAGTAAAAGATAAGGATGGCTATCATGTCATCGTCGGTTCTGAACATTTCCCGAAAACTCACTCCTTCATCAGAATTGGCAATGAAAAACCTATAGAGTCAGGTGATGATGGTGTTTTCCCTGCAGAACAGTCTGGTGAAATTATCGAAGCGCTATCATCAGGAAGCAAAGTAAAGACACGATACACAAAGTGGCCATATGAAAATCCAGTGGATGAAAATATTGATATGAAATATTTTGATGTATCCAAAAAGGTGTTGGATGTTATTTTTGAAAGCCATAATTGATCAGTAAAGTCATAAAAACCTCGCTGCGGCGGGGTTTTTTTATGTCCGGAGAAAATTAAATGTCAGAGAACGCAGGTGGAATTTATTACGATATCGAAATGGATGTGCGCGGATTACTGACTGCACAGCAACGTGTCAATCAGCGCCTCGATCTGATGGAGCGTGGTTTCGACAGCACAACACGGTCTATTAATAACACTGAACGCTCGATGTCCAGCCTCTCAGGTGTTGCTGTAGCGCTTGCCGCTGCGCTCTCTGTGAAGCAGGTTTCTGAATACGCTGATGCCTGGGCTACCGTAAATAATAAATTAGCCAACTCGCTGCGTCCGAATGAACAGCTCGCGGAAGTGACTGAGCGCGTATTTAACATTACTCAGCAGACGCGCGGCAGTTTAGATGCCACTGCTTCGCTTTATGCGCGCCTGGAAAGGGCGACCCGGCAGTATGGGACAAGCGCTGGCGATCTGAGCAAGCTGACGACGATCATAAACCAGGGCTTTGTGGTTTCAGGTGCGACAGCGCAAGAAGCGGAAAACGCAATAATTCAGCTGTCCCAAGGCCTTGCGTCCGGCGCTCTGCGTGGTGAGGAATTTAACTCAGTAAATGAGCAGGGTAACCGCCTGATCGTCGCGCTGGCTGACTCCATGGGAGTCAGTATCGGTCAGATGCGGAACATGGCCGCACAGGGCAAACTAACGACAGATGTGGTGGTAAATGGCCTGCTTTCTCAGGGGGCGGTGATTGGTGCTGAGTTTGCCAATACGACCACGACGATTAGCCAGGCTCTTCGGGTTGCCGGGAACAACATCACAAAGTTCTTTGGTGAAAATTCCACCGTAAAGACGGCGGCGGGAATTTTTAATGATGCAGTCGTTAGCGTAAGTGAAAATATCAGCGGACTGAGTGCTGCATTGACGGCTGTCGTAGCAGTAATGGGTAGCCGGTATATTGGCGCACTAACAATGGCTGCAACTGGAAAAGTAAAACTGGCAATAGCTACACGTGAAGAAATAGTCGCAGAGAATCAAGCGGCACAGGCTGCGGCCAACAAGGCAACTGCAGATCTTCGAGCTGCCGCTGTAGCAAAGGAACGTGCGCTGGATGAGGTACGTGTTGCACAGGTAATGCGTAACTCTTCTATTACTGCAGCGAACCTTGCTGCTGCAGAGGTGAGGCTTTCTGCCGCCAGACTTGAAGCTGCGACGCTAACTGATAATTACAATCGGGCGCTTGTAGCAAACACCGCTGCGCAGTCGGCTGCAACAGTAGCCGCAGACCGGGCGAGTCTGAGTGTCACAACCCTGGCATCAAAGGCGCTGGGTCTTATCGGTGGGCCTGCAGGAGCAGCAATGCTGGCAGGTGCCGCAATTTATTACTTTTATCAGAAGGCGAAGCAAGCCAAACAAGAGGCTATTGATTTCAGCGATACGCTGACTGGTTTAGTCAGTAAAATGAAGGATATGTCTCAAACTCAGATCGCTGCTGAGATTGCAAAAGCGACGCAGGCAATAAGCGTCCAATCAGATATGATTGATGATCAGCGGCAACGAGTTGATGGATTAATTGGTGTAATTGAGAGTTATAAGCGCTCACAGCGTATTTATGGCGAATCTACCCGTCAGATGGAGAATATGCAGGAGGCTCAGAGGAAGCTCGCTATCGAGCAAGGGCGGCTTGAGGAAATGGAGCTTCGTTATAGCAGAACCAAAAATCTGACCAGCATGCTTCAGGCTCAATATAACGGGTTGCTTGTACAGGGGATCGATTTGTTGAGCCGGGACGGGCATGAAGCAGGCGTGGCAACTGGAATAATGAACCAACTCGGCAAAGCAATGAATTTTGCTGCAGGGGCGAAAGAGAGATTCAATGCGACAAGCCTGGTTGTTACACGCCCTAAAGATATTCAGGACTATCTGGATGGGCAGCAGGAACAGATTGACCTTCAAAGCGAGTTTAATGAGCGTAAGCGTGAGCAATTGAAAGCGGAGATGGATATTCGCAATCTGGCTAAAAAGGGTACCGATGCCAACCCTGAGCAATTGGAGCGCGATGTTTCTTTGGCCAGAGAAAGGGCTGGCGTTAGCTTCGACCAGAAAAAGGCAGAGGAACAAAGGCGCAAAGAGCAGCAGAAAAGCGAGCAGCAGGATAAAAAATCCGCATCGTCCGCTGAATCGGTGGCGCAGAAACTGGCCAGCCTGCAGCAGCAAGCAGCGCTGACCGCTGATTCAACGCAGGAGCTTACCCGTGCACAGGCCATCCAGCGCGCCGAGCAGTCGCTGGGTAAGGGCGCAACAGCATCTCAGATTCAGCAGGCCCATGATTATGCTGCCGCCATCTGGGATACAGCAGCTGCCATCAAGGCGCGCAATGCCATTCCTGAGCTGAAAGAAAACGCCGACTACACTGCGCAGAAATCGCAGCTGGAGATGCTGAAGAGTGCAACGGATGCCAACGGCAAACTGCTCATCAATCAGGAGCAGTACAACGCCGCTTCTGAAGAGTTGGAGCAGGGCCATCAGGTTCGGCTGTCGAAAATCCGGGCTCAGCAGGTGAGTGCCAACCCGATAGCAGAGGCACGGGGTGAGATTGATCCGGTTCAGGCGCTGGCGAACCAGAACAACCAGAAACTGGCCCTCATGCAGCAGTATCAGCAGCAGGAGCAGGCGATACTCAAGCAGAGCTACCAGTCTGGCAGCATCACCTACGACCAGTATGTTGCTGCACGGCAGGATACCGATGCTCAGTATCTGGCGCTGCGCACAGCGCAGGAGAACCAGTTTAATCAGCAGATGACCGCAGCGCAGTGGGAGCTGCTCAGCCAGCAGGGCTTGGGCTACAACATGCTGACGAGCGCGGTGGACTCTTTCGCCGGCAATGCATCGAATGCACTGACGGGCCTGTTCACAGACACGATGTCTGCACAGGAAGCCATGCGATCTCTCAGCAACACCATTCTCAACAGCGTGCTCAACTCTATCGTGCAAACCGGCGTTGAAATGCTGAAGAACTTCACCGTGTCCCAAACGCTTGGTGCCGCTACACAAACGGCTAATGCCGCGGCTGCAACGGCTGGTGGTGCTGCAGCGCTTGCGGCCTGGACTCCTGCAGCGATTGCCGCATCTATCGCGACTGCAGGCACTGCATCGGCAACCGGTTTAAGCGCTTATCAGACGGCGCAGACTGCCGGGCTGGCAATGAGCGTCTTGGGTGCCCGCAAAAACGGCGGTCCGGTATCAGCTGGTGGTCTGTATCAGGTAGGCGAAGGCGGCAGGCCTGAAATCTACCAGGCCAGCAACGGCAGCCAGTACATGATCCCCGGCGATAACGGGAAGGTGATCAGCAATAAGGACATCAACGGCAGCGGCGGCATCACTGTCATCAACAACATTGAAAACTACTCCAGCGGCGCGATGGTGGATACCCAGGCCAGCTCTGACGGTAACGGAAATGTCACCATTCAGACTATTGTCACCGACATCGCAAACGGCGGCCAGATAGGCCAGGCCATCTCTAATTACCACAACGCCCCGCGCAGGGCTCGAGGATGATATGGCTATTCCATACCCCGACTGGCTGCCGCTGGCGCAGAAGTCCAACAAAAACCCGAAGACGGACACCGGATTTCGCACCGATCAGCCGCAGGTCGGCGCGCC